CCTACATCAACTGGTACTCCTAGTACGAATGGTAGCCCCGGTATTTTCCAAGCATTTACTCAACAATATAGACCAAGTATAACTTATTTAAGTATTAATAAAATTAGAGGTAAAGGACAATTATTACAAACCATAAACCCAGATGTTGCTATTAGAACAGCATTGAGTACCTTTTCACCTTATACTCCGGCTGCTAATGATCCAACATCTTATTCTCGTCCTTCAACAACAGGAACTCCAACTTCAAGAAATAACCCAGGAGCTCCTAGTAAATTTAAACAACAGTATTCACTTGAAAAACCTTATGTAAATTCACCAAATTATAAAGGGATTCTTGCAGGTTATAATAGTTCTTTAGATAAAACTAATCTTGATACTTCAAATTCCTCACCAAATGGTGGTGTTCCTTATAAAAAAGATAAAGATCCTACTAGATTTACTCGATATACAACAGGTGTTCCTACAACTAGTGCTAATCCTGGTCCTTTTGAAAAATTTGATCAAAAATATAAACCCGGAGTTGGTTATCTAGATACTAATCCAGTTAAAAGCAAAGGTAAATTAATAGATACTTTAGCTAATACAAATTTAGATGTAGAAAATGAAAAACCAAACGGGGGTATTCCATATAAACAAGGAAATGACCCTACTGTTTATCCAGCACGTACACAAGCATCATCTCCCTCCCCTGGATTCTTTGCAACACAAGGTAAAGCAGCGGTTAAATTTAATCATAAATTTAATCCACAAAATACTTACTTAGATTTTATAGGAGCTTAAATTTGCGTATATTTATATATACAATAATAAAAAAATAGTTTATGGCTGAATTAAAAATTCCAACAGAAACAGTTACGTTACCTTCAAAAGGTTTACTGTACCCAGAATCATCACCACTATCTAAAGGTGAAATCGAAATGAAGTATATGACAGCAAAAGAAGAAGACATTCTTACTAATGCTAACTATCTTAGAAACGGAACTGTAATTGACAAATTATTACAAGCACTCATTATTACACCAATTGACTATAATGAATTGTTAGTTGGTGATAAAAATGCAATATTAATTGCTGCTCGTGTATTAGGTTATGGTAAAGATTATGAGTTTGAATATGATGGAATAAAGCAATCTGTTGATTTATCTAAATTAGAAGATAAAGAAGTAGATAAATCTTTATTTAAACGTGGAATAAATGAATTTTCTTTCACACTCCCACATTCAGGAAATAG